GATATTGCGATTATAGATGTGACGGTTCTAATGATGTATCTATGATAACGGCAGCAATACAGGAAGCATATAGACGTTTGAGCACAAATGATAGCAGTTATACAAGTGTAGCCTATCCTGACTTTGGTGTAAAGGTATTTTTTAAAGCTGGAGTATATAAGGTGAATGGTAATATATACGCAGATAATACCTCTTGGGTTTCAAACGATATTTATATAACTTTAGAGGGTGAGAGTGAAAATGCAGTAACTTTTGTAAAGACAGCAGACAGTAATCATAGTCTTATAGATGCAACTGATATAAGTTTTGTATTTAAAAATATCAACTTTCATTTTGCTCAGGTTGCATCAACGGAAATTAAATGTTCAGGAGCTTCTTTTTGTGATTGCAATATAAGTCTTAGAACGGCAGGTTATTCGGGCGATAGTTTCACATTTATCGTAGCTCGAAATTCAGATAATGGTGTTGTAAGAATGAATGGTGGCTCGTTTACTTTCATAACAGTATCCGGTTGGACACCATGTATAAAAGGTATTGATTGCTATGGAGTTGATATTCACAACTGTAATATACGACTTGCGAATGGAGCAAATTCAAATGATGTACCAAGTGGGGATAGTTTAGAATTGAATTTTATATACCAAACACAATCAACTGAGTCAAGAGGTACATATCCTAATGTAATGAGTCATTGCATATTTAGATGTTCGGGGAATACATCAATTATTGCAAGTACAGAAATAAGTATAACTGAAAGCGAAATTACTTTAGTTAATAATAGTAGTAAAATTTCTCATTATGCTACAACCAGTACACAGACTTTGAGAAACATATTTGCAAATAACAGAGTTCATTTAAGTAGCTCGTATTTATATATGAGGTTTGGTATAATATCAAATTGTACTTTTGGTAGGGCAGATACTTATGGCTCTGTTAGTTCATCTTATTCTTACCGTTTATACAATGAAGTTTGTTGTTCTATTACTGGTAATTTCTTTGTTGGTGTTTGGGGCTTATATTTGGGTTCAAGAAATGCTATTGTAACAGGTAATATGTACAAGGGTTCACTGTCAAAGTCAAGTACATCAACAGGTACGGTTACTATGGCTAATAATGTTGCTGCGAATTAGGGGTGATTTGAATGTTTGATATTAATAATTTCTATGATTTAGACGGTGTAATACATCTAAATAAGTATAAAATTGTAGTGAGATACTATGATAGTGTAGAAAAACAGACATATGAAGATGTAACGATGTTTTTGAATGATGAAGGCTTGAAAGATATGAAAGAACAACATATTGCTAAACATCAACTATTAGAGTTAATCTCGGAGGAAGTTATAGATACATCTGACTATGAGTGGATGGAAGGATTGCCAATTCAAAGTGATAATCCGATTAAAGAGATTGAGGAGATTTATAACTATGGCAGTAAAGAGGCTTATGAAGCGTCTTTGCCACAAGCACAGGATGAATTTAATCTCGATATGGACTACAGAATGTCTAAGATGGAATTAGGATTATAAATAGGAGGAAATAGCAATGACATATGGATATTGTAAAAAAATAATTGCAAGCGGTAGATATGATAAGAATTCGATGAAGGATAAACTTGACGTGTTTCTTCTTGCAGAACGTATTACTGATGATGAATACAAAGAATTAATGCAAATGATGGAGGATTAATTTATGGAAGCAGATGACAAGGAGTTGTGGGAAAGGCTGACCGTGGTTGAGCAATCGACTAAATCGGCTCACCATCGACTTGATAGCCTTGACCGGTTGACTGAGAGTGTACATATCTTGGCGACTGAAACTAAGGCTATGAGGGAGGACGTTTCGGATATTACATCACGAGTTGACGAGATAGAGAAACGTCCGACTAAACGATATGAAACAGTTGTAGGTGCAATAATTACAGTATTAGTTGGTGCTGTAATAGGGTACATTGTAAAGATGTTAGGATTTTGAGGAGGTAATGAGTTATGAAAGAATGGTTTAAAGCGGCAGGAATAAGAGCAATCAAGACGATTGCACAGACAGCGATTGCGACAATCGGTACGGCCGCCGTACTGGGTGACGTCAACTGGGTAATGGTTGCGTCAGCGGCGGCATTAGCAGGCGTACTGTCGTTGCTGACATCAGTTGCGACGGGATTGCCGGAAGTGAATAACGAAAAGGGGGAATAAAATATGACGTTACAAGATACCGTTGCACTGATGAATAGTGCAGATTATAAGGAACGTTTCAAGGCGGAATATTATCAATTAGCCAATAGGTTCAAAGGATTAAAGAAAATGTTGGAGGAATGGGACAGGGGAAAACTAAAATTTTCCCCAACGTGTCCACGCAGTACATACAACATACAACTAAACGCAATGGCTGACTATTTGGCAATTTTAGAGGCGCGAGCAGTAATGGAAGATATTGAATTGAAAGAGGTGTAATGAAATATGACAGATAAAAAATTTATAAAACTGATAAAAGAAACAATCGTTGACTATTTTAACAGTCATGTAGATAAGACAGATCATAAAACAATTACTGAAGATGATGTGTATATTGTTTGGAGTTGCAAAACTTTGCAGAATTTTAAAGCATTAGCATCCACAACTGTTTCAGATGGTATGTATTACGAAATAACCCATAACGGAGATAAGAACGAAACATACTTTGATGTTTATAAGAAGTGGGAAAATTTCGTTGTTAGAGGTGGTAAGTATGAGGACAATAACTGATGGTTTCCCAATCAAACAGTTCAATGGTATTGACATTGATACGTCAATACAGTCATCATCGGTAAACTATTACACATACAGTAGTCGTTTGGTGAAGTTTATTGTAATTCACTACACCGGAAACAAGAAGGACACCGCAAAAGCAAATGCAACATATTTTCATAATGGTTCACGAGGTGCATCGGCACATTTGTTTACTGATGATGATAGTTGTTATCAATCAGTCGCATTGAATAATGCCGCATGGGCGGTGGGCGGCACAAAGGTATATAAGCATGCCGAATGCCGCAACATAAACAGCATATCCATTGAAATGTGTTGTAGCGGTAATTCTATTGTGTCAGAAAAAACAATCAACAATACCGCATATTTGTGCGCTGAATTGTGTAAATACATAGGTATTACGGCAGATACCGTTGATATATTTGTTTTGCGCCACTATGACGTGTGGGACAAACAGTGTCCGGCACAGTGGGCGACCGAAAACAATTCAGGATGGATTGCATTCAAAGAAAAAGTAAAAGCGATTTTACGAAACGAGGAGGGACTGACAATGTCACAATATGAGGAACTTATCGAAAAAATAAAAGAGTTAGACAATAAAAAGGCAGATAAATCAGAAATGATTTATGACTGTATCGACCACAATATGCCTGAATGGGCGCATAAGCCTGTTCAATGGTGTTTGGACAATGGTATTGTATCAGGCACAGATGACGCACATCTTGACTTGAACAATACAAAATTGTGGGTATGCGTTGTTTTATATCGTGCGGTAAAGTTTGTGGCCGGATTGATGAAAATTAAAATCTGATGAATAATCTATAAAAAGAAAAGCCAAACCGTATAGCAGACGATTTGGCTAGGTCGAACAAAAATATGTTGACCAAAGTTATAATAATTGTTCACGTATATTATACCATGATATTGTTTATTTTTCAATACTGAACATAGTAAGTATATAGTTTGGAGTTGTAGTAATTAATCTTTTTCTTTATACAAATTACTTTTTAATTGAGAAAAAACTGTATATGATTCTTTAATCAATTTATTCATATTTGAAAGCTTAATCTTAGTAATATATTTATTATTGCTATGTATTATACTATTTCTCAAATTTCGTAACGTTGCCCATCTGTCAAAAAAACCGTTTGAAAACTTATCCATTTGTTTTTTTAGTGGTTCGTCCAAAAAGGAATCTGTAATATCAATAACGGATTGAATTCCTGCTGTATTGTATTTTGCTAAAAATACCTCGCTTCCAAAAGAAGATAATTTTAAATTAATTAATTCAGTAAAATAGTCATTAAATAACTGTTCAATCAAAGAGGCTAACATTATTATATATGCTTTTCTAAATTGATTTTGAGCACAACTATTAACTGCTGGTATTATACTTGATAATTGTTCTCTATTCATATATTTTCCTGCTTCATAAGAAAATTTATCATCAATAGTTTGCCATAGGGTATCATCATTATCAGGGTATTTTTCACAAATTTTTTCATACTGATTTATATATTTATCTAATTGTGTTTTATCGAATTTTTCAAAATTATTTTTTAAAAAATCATAATGAATATCTAAATTTTCCTTGTCATGTTCTTTTGAAAGTTCAAATAATGAATCCACTGTGTTTCTAAAATCAATTACTGATTGTGGAGGAAAAGCATTGGACCAATCCATAGGTTCGGCACATTTATTGCATGTTAAATGTCGAGTACCTACTTTCCAATCTATTGATTTTATATCACCACATTTTTTGCAAATAAATATATATCCCATTATAATTGCTCCATTATATTTCTAAATTGATTTTTCTTTAGTATATCACTATGAAAGTAATATTGTCAATGTTGCTTTTTGTGATAGAATTTAATATTTGATTAAATATTGCAAATTTTAATCGATAACATCAAAATATCAAAAAATGATAAAATATATATTGAATGGATAAAATATAACAAATGTCACACCAACATACAAAATAGTGATATACTATTGCAAGAGGGACGCAGAAAATGGCAATTAGAATTTTACTAAGCCGTAAGCTCGGCGAGCTAAGGTGGAACCAAGCACAACTTGCACGAAAAACCGGAATAAGACCGAATACCATTAATGAATTGTATCATGAGTTGGTAGAACGTGTTAGTCTGGAACAACTTGATTTGATATGTAAAGCATTAGATTGCAAATTATCAGATATTCTTGTCAGGGAAGATGATTAATACATAATTTTGTGCAGGACAAAAAAGGACGATTAATTTTTTAAATCGTTCTTTTTTTATTGGTTATTATGGATAACATCAGTGTGCATAAGAGCTTGCTCATTTGGAAATTGTCGGCTCACTCGTTGCACAGCTTTCAAAAAATGCTCCGCCTAAAGAGTGGAGCGAAATGGGCTCGTGGGAGTATTATTCGGATAATGGTGCGTCAGTGTTCCCACAAAGCTCGCAAGGTTCACCTTTTAACGCCGCAAGCATCGCCGTAACCGGTGATCCGCTTACAAATCTCTATGAAGACTTGGCTGCGGAACAAAAAGCACGTGCCGTATATGATAACATACTTAAATTGTCAGATGACCCTGACGTTAATGAAGTAATTAAATTCTTGCGCCAGCGTGAAGTAGTACATTTCCAAAGATTCGGTGAAGCAATTTTGACTCATTCAAACAGATTTGGGGGATATATAGCGTGTGTGAAAATGCAATTTATAGACATTGAAAATTATAAATTTTTAATTGAAATATTATTATTGATAAATGGCCGCACTCCTGTCTGTATCTAAATCTTTGTCAACACAACATTTTTTTATGTTTTTTCCCACTTCCACACGGACACGGATCATTACGACCAATTTTTTTATTCCTTGAATTGTCAATTCAAATGCAACGATATATCAAAATAAACTTCAAAAGGCGATTTCCAGTTCAAGCATTTGCGTGGACGCTGATTTAAAATAAGAGTGTTATCTCTAATTAATGATGATTTAATTTCTGTCAAATCCTGTTTTTTAGGAAAATATTCGCGTAGAAGTCCATTAGTATTCTCATTAGTACCTCTTTGCCATGGTTGATGTGGTTCAGGAAAATAGAATTGCACATCATTTAGAGCTTTGCTGATTTCTTCATGTCGTGAAAATTCTTTACCCCTATCAGGTGTAATTGTTTTTGTTTGACTATCTTTTAACATATGAATTATCGCTTGTTTTACACTGATAGAATCTTTTTTTGCTACTTTTTCGCACAACAAATAACGACTCTTTCGGTCAACAAGCGTTACTAAACACGCTTTTCCTGTTACGCCTGCAACATTATCAGCTTCCCAATCGCCTATTCTCTCTCGTTGATTTGCTTGTTCTGGTCGTTCTGAAATGTGATGACTAATTTTAATTTTGCCTCTCGTTTCAATACTACCATTTTTATGTCTGGTTTTTCCTTTATGTCTTAACTTTCTTGCAACTCCACGTTGACCGGGAGATAATTTCCCTTCTTCTAAAAATCCTCGATATATTCCACGATAAATTGTAGCATAACTAATTTGTATAGGATTTTTCTCATGTTTTAAACGAAATGAAATTTGCTCCGGAGACCATTGATATTGAAGAAACAAGAATTGAACAGTTTTATGAATATCAGCAATTAATAGCAATGGTTTTCTACCACATTTGCGTCTTCGAATTTCATATTGCTTTTGTGCGTATGATGGCGAGTAAATGCCTTCAGTATTAGTATTACGCTTAATTTCACGAGATACCGATGATTTATCTCTCTGCAATTCTTTGGCTATAAAACTAATTGTTTTCTCTTGTGCAAGAAAAAACAGTATCTTTTCTCGTTCTTTTGTGGTAAAATGTTTGTAGTGGCTCATGGGAATCATCCTTTCAATAATAGTCGTTGCAATTCTATTATACTGGATTTTTCCCTTTGAGTCATTATTTTTTTACTTGTTGCACTTATATTGTAAATTCAAGACGCATTTCTCTAAACATTTCATTCACCTTTCAAAATTATACAATTAAAAATAAGTACACTCGTTATACATCTTCTAAGACCTGACGATGTGTAACGAGTGCTTTGATTTATTCTACCCGGTTGCAGAATTATTATATTTTTTAGAATTATACCACAGTAATTTTTTTGTGTCAACAAGACTGTTAAAAAAGTATGAAGAATAGTTTAAAATTTGAATAAACTATGAATATTTCGTTGATTTTTTAAATTTTTTATGATAGAATGTAATCTGTAAAAACAAAAAATTAATGAAAGGAAATTTACCATGGAAAAACT